TGGGGACCTGCGTCAGGGTTATACTGAGGCCCCCGCCTGGATGAAGTTCCTGCCCAAGGAACTGCGGACGAGCTTCTTTGGCGCGTTCAAGGACCCGAAGTCGGGTAAGTTGATGATTACCCGCACGTCAGACTACGTCCTGAGCCAGATGTCTACTCCGTTCATCAACAACCTGGGCTCAGCGATTCCCACAGCTGGTGCGACGGAGGAGGACAAGGGACGTGCCCGTGCCAACACAGTGTCGTGGCTCACAGGTATCCGCCTCATACCGTTCGATGTACTGCGCGCCAACCGCAACACCGCCTACGAAATGCTCAATCGTCTCGAAGCCAAGCAGTCCGAGCTTCGGACGCAGGGCAAGATGCTGTCGCCGGGTGAGCTTGAGACGCTGGCCCTGATTCGGGCTGACCTCAAAGGTATCGAGGCCTCATGGGATGCAAGGGAGAATCCAGAAGGTGGCTAGCCCAAGACAACAGCAGCTCGTCAGTACCCTGCAGAAGGTAGGTTTTCAGGGTAAGGGCCTGAAGACGGCCTACGCCATCGCTATGCGCGAGTCTGGCGGCAATCCGGAGGCATTCAATCCAGACCGAACAACGGGGGATCAGAGCTATGGCCTATTCCAGATCAACATGCTCGGTGACATGGGCCCGGCTCGACGCAGGCAGTTCGGCATCAGCGGCAATGAACAGCTCCTCGATCCCCTCACCAATGCTCGCGCAGCCTACAAGATGTCCCGGGGCGGTAAAGATTTCGGGGCCTGGGGTCTCGGACCTAATGCTTACCGCGCAGGGGCTGGCTTCGATACCATCGAGAAATTCTACCGTACGTTCCCAGGTACTACTCTCAAGGGCGACAAGTCCCCAGTAGTCCCCCGCATGGCGGCTCAGGGTGCGGCCAACGCTGTGGTCAATGCGCGTGAGCCTGTCTCTACCGACGACGTAGGCTCGTACTTCGCCAACGTCTCTGGGTTGCAGGCGAATCAGCAGCAGATCACCGACGAGGCGGCAATGCACCTTCAGCAATTGCGCCGTGTCAATCAGGCCATTCAGGCGTCGGCCCCGTCAGAAACGACCCGCAGCCTTCTAGGGCGATTGGGCGAAACGGGTGCGAAGGTTGCACCGCGATTGGGCCAGGACCTCTCACTGCCCGACATACCCTCTGTGGTATATCGTCCTAGGACACCGCACCCCGCAGACGAGGCGCGAGTCAATCAGCAGTTCATGGGCTCTCTCATCCCACCGATCAGCTCCAAGACTGGCAACGTGCCGGGAGTCGACGACCCCACAACCTCGAAGCAGATGCAGAAGGTTCTCGCTATCGCCCACGATCAGATCGGGACGCCGTACGTGTGGGGTGCAGAGGATCCTAAGCACGGGTTCGACTGCAGTGGTTTGATAGAATATTGCTACGAGCAGGCCGGCATTCCGACGCCGGGTCGGCTTACCACACAATCGGCACTCACGTTGGGTAAGTCCGTCAAGAATCAGAAGTACCTGCCTGGAGACATGCTAATTACCAACGGCGGCAAGCACATGGTCATGTACGTCGGTAAGGGCAAGGTGATCGCAGCCCCCCACACCGGTGAAGTAGTTCAGTACCAGCCCGTGTCCCGCTTCAAGGGCGATATCGTGGACGTGAGGAGATTCCATTGAGTAACTACCCATACATTCGACCGCCTCAGGTTCGAGGGTACTCCGGCACTCAGCCTGCAGAGGCTGTGGGATCGTCTCCTAATCCGCAAACGACTGTTCAGACGGCGGACATGACGTTCCACCCCGAGTTCGAGGACCGGCTGAAGGCCATGACTAACCAGGTCCGTAGGCAGGGTGGGGACATGTACGTCTTCTCGGGACCTCGCGGGCAGAGCGAACAAGGTGAGATGTTGAGAAGAGCTGCGGCTCGCTTCGGTGACATGAAGGAGGCAATGAAGCGCATCAAGGCACCGGGCGACTCGACGCATGACCCGCTGTACGGCCTCAAAGTGGGACTGGGGCGCGGGGCATTGGGAGCTGATATTCGTGGGGACCTTCACATCGCCCACGAGATTGCTCCTCGATACGGGTTGGTGTTTCCCAGCCAGAGCCAACCTTGGCACATGGAGTACGCAGGGCTGGACAAAATCAAGTAGAAAGGGAGGCAATGGCAGTCAAGGTCAACACCACACGCAAGGCAGTCGAGATTTCGTGGGACCCCACGGGGGGCGATCAGCCGGAAGTTCGTCCGCCCGAGTTCCCCGAGCATCCGATGGACCCGCCCTCGACGGGCGATCCGGACGCGCACCCCGAGCACCCCATCTACCTGCCACCGTACATCGACAACTCGCTGCCCGAGCCGCAGCCGCACCCCGAGCACCCGATCGCTCCCGGCGGTCCTTCCGTCGAGCACCCGATCGCTGGCGGTGAAGAAGAGGAGGGCGACACGGGCAACCTGCCGCCGGCCGCACAGCCCATCACGCTCGACGAGACCATCGCCGTGCAGGTCTTCGCGCAGGGCCAGGACGGTGACTGGTCCAACACTGACGTGAAGATCAACGACGGCCTCGCAGTGCTCTCGTACCCGAAGGACTTCAAGGGTGAGAGCTACGTCGAGGTGCGGTCGCTCGACGGGCAGGTCGTCGACTCGGGGACGATCACGGTCGAGTGAGCCTAGAGCTCATCGTGGCCTTCATCACGGGTGTGGGCAGCGTAGTAGGAGGTAGCTTCGCGCTGCGTCGCGCGCGTAAGGAGGAACGTGAGGACTGTAGGCGTCGCATCGAAGAGATGGACAAGGCGTACCATCAGGGACTCAAGGAAGGACTGGACATGACACGGAGAGGTCATGCGTAGGCCATCACTGGCTGCGGTCGCTGTCGCCGGGGCACTGTTGCTAGCAGGTACAGCGGGAGTGTTCACAGCCGTAGCGCTTGGCGTCGGCGAAGCGACTCCAGTCCGCACCGTCACGGTGAACGTTCCTGAGGGGGAGCGAGGGCCTCAGGGTCCAGCTGGCCCGCAAGGGCCGAAGGGCGATACAGGGCCCCAGGGACCTCCTGGTGACTTCAAGTGTCTGGCAGGCTACGAACCTGGAGTGTTGCAGATCAACGCGCCCGGTGGCCAGACCAAGATCTACACCTGCATAGAGAGTTAGGGTCGCCCACGCCCTGACCGGGGTCTCCTTCTCGCCCCCGCGTGAGTGCTCGGTTCAGCCTCCTGACCGGGCACTCACTGAGTCGCGCACTCGTTCATCAGCACGCGAGCATACGCGAGACGCGATTCAGAGCAGCTCTAGAGAATTGGGAACGGGTCGCGCGTTACATTGGTTGGGTACGAAAACGACCCGCTCCCGAGACGTTACAGATTCACCAAGGTTTGCAGGACCACGGTGACCAGTCTCTACCGCTGTCTACGAAGTAGCGGTATGCTGCTCGTGCTTGGCCCCAGGCGTTTGATGAGTGCCCGTAACGTGATCGGGCGTAGTATCCCATCTGGAACAGACCGAGGTACTGTCCGTTCTGTGCCCAGGTATGGTGGCCGGATTCGCAGCTAGATACGCGGATAGCCTGCGAGCAGTAACGGCCGAATACCTTGCAGATGATGCTACGGTTCTGGGCTGGTGTCGTGGCGTTTGCCTGCGGTGTCACGACCAGGAGCATGAACACCACCGCCATTAGTATCGGCAACTTCACCTGTCACCTCTTCCTATCAAGCTCCGCTAGAAGCGCCTCTACCTCCTTCACGCTATAGACCACAGCTGCTGTACCGCCAGCTTTGGATATCTCACGAAGGACCATCTTCTGAAGGGGGGAAGGCTTGTTCCCCGGCATCTTCGCTTCTAGCCCGATAAACTGACCTCTGTAGCACACTAGGAGGTCAGGTATTCCAGCTTCTTGATAGGCGCCCTCCTCTCCGTGTATCTTGAAGCACCGTGCGCCACGGCCCTCAAGATAGGCCTGGATGCTTCGGACAAGTCTGCGTTCTGGTTGCATGGGATGGGGAGAGCCTCACACACGCCAGGTGAGACCCTCCCCCGAGGAGACCCTACAATCGAAGGTTCTGAAGCTGGGTCTCGAGTCGACGATTGACCCGCTTCAAGGCCATGATCTGCCCGTGAAGACGGTTCTCAGGGGCAGGCTCGGGACTTGAGGTCATCTCTCGTTCGATCGTCTCAATGACCACAGGCTTGAGTCTGTCTTCGAGCTGGGTCACTTGCAGTTCGAGGCGGTCGATTACACTGGAGAGGTCATCGAGCAGGCCAGGTGCACGATCCATGCCAACATCGGCATACTCTGACATGCTACTTCCCCTCCTTCCTAGAGCTCCTCAAGATCGACCTCTTCCAGGTCGTCCTCGTCTTCCTCCTCCTCTTCCTCCTCTTCGTCCTCATCTTCCTCCTCGTCTTCGTCCTCTTCCTCGACCTCTTCCACCTCGTCCTTCGGGAAGAAGGTGGTGATCGCCGAGCGTGTCTTGCCCTCGTACTCGTCGTCCTCGACGGCAGCGCCCACGACCTTGCCGTAGATGGTCTCCGGGTCGAAGTTCAGCACCTTGCCGGCGACGTTCTTGCCAGTCGCAGCGTGGATCAGATTGCGCAGATTCCACAGAGCGTCAGGCTTGAGCGACGTGTTCGAGCGGATCTTCTTGCCCTTCGCAGTGCCGTTGACGAACTGGAAGGTCCAGCGAATGTACTTCGCACCCGACCTCTCCCCCGTCTCCATGCTGTGGTCGACGATCTTGAAGAGGTAGTCCCCCTCCTTGACGTGCACCCGACCGACGCCGCGCTTGATCTCCTTCTCTACCCCGCCGAAGTCGACCTTGATACCCTTGCCCTTAGTCCTTGCTCTTGCCAACTTATGCCTCCTCTGTACCGTTGATCTTCGCTATCATGGACGTAATGTCCGGTTGGTCTACCCAGTCACCGAAGGCGTTGTTGCGGTCCTTGGTGTCGTACCTCTCATTGGGGCCCGTCAGCAGACGGCGGCGTGTGACTTTCTTCCGTGTGCGTTCCCCCTTTCTCTTCACCACGACTTGGCGTGTATGAAGGTAACCGATGGTGTCGCAGGCAGCTTCGAGGTGCGTAGCGATGCTGGGTGACACGGCTGGCCCAATCGTGACCACACCGCCCAGATCGCCATCGTCCTCGTCGTCGCCGCCTTCGCGGTTGACGCGGGTGAGTGCAGTGAACACTCCGTGCATGGGTAGGTTCTTGTAGTTCGTGATCCAGTTCTTCATCAGCTTGTTGACCTTGCCATAGATCTGACGGCTAGGCATATCTGGATCACGGGACGAGTCGAGGATTGCTGCCTCACCCAAGACGTAGTTCAAGAACAGAGTACCCATGCCCGTCACGCCATCGATGGCGTAGGACAGGTAGTCATGGCCACCAGCTTGGAGATACCAGTACACTTCCACGAGTTCGTCCACTGTCTGCACTCGCGTGGCGTATGGATCGAGGTCCTTCTTGGTGGACTTGGTACCCTTCTCGTCAATGTCAATGACCAACACCTGTGGGGCGGTCGCAGCAAGTCTCGTCTTGCCCGCTCCTGACCTACCGAAGACGAGGAATTTCTCGAAGTCCTCGAACTCACTGGCTCGATGAATTCTGGCCTCGACTCGCTTCTTGATTTCTCCGTCGCTGCCTGGCTTGGCAGTGCTGCTACGACGCGAGGAGGTCCTCCGAGCCATAATATCGCTCTCCTTCGAAGACGAAGTTTGCCTTGACTAACGGAGTAATGTCTAGCCCAGTGAACTCCGCAGTGCAGATGTCGTGGTATTCGCACCCGAACTTGCAGTCGTACTGGTAGGTGCGGGGCGTGTCCTCCGAACGCCGTCGAATGTCCCTGACTGTGGCGTAGTACTCTTCCACTGCCCGCTCGATGCGCTCATCCTCTGTGGGTATGCGCTCACGCCTGAACCATAGCCCCTCACGACCGCGAAGTTCGAGGAGTTTTGGCTTGTAGTAGGGGAGCCATTCCCTCCAGCGCTTGCCGTGTGCTTCCTTGATCGCTTGGAGGTACGTGCGGAGGTCAGTGTCGAGGCGTCGCCTCATCGTTACTGAGCCCGCAGGGCCACGCGACGAAGACCGCTTCAGCACGTATGGAGTTGCCGGGGCCTTCGTACGCCCGTAGTTGAAGACGAAGCCACGAATGTCGTAGCCCATCAAACGCAGGGCCCACACATACAGGAGGGCCTGTGGACTCATCATTCGCTCGTCTGGCGCTGGGATATTCTTTACCCACTTCGCGTCCCATACCCACAACCCCCCATATTCTAGGTCCTCGACGACGAGGTCGATCTTGCCCTTGAACGCCGCACCCTTTAGCTTGGGCAGATTGACGCTGACGATCAGCTCGACAGCAGGCTTACCCTCAATCTCGGCGACCTGGTATCGCTTCTCGTCCTCTTTCCAGTAGCGGAGGTACGACTTGAACAGTCGCTCACACTCCACATCGATATCGCCCAGCTCCTCCTTTTCCTCATCGAAGAGCTGGTCGTACTCCTCAGTTAGGTCTTCGTGTAGTTCCTCCCACGAGGATACATCGAAGGTCTCAGTACCGAACTCGATAGAGAACTGCTCGAAGCCTGCCCACTGGTAGTGCAGTGCCTCTTGCAGCGCGTGCATCCACGATCCCCTATAGAGCGGTAGCTTGCGCTTCTTCGGTACCATCTCTTGGTGATCTTCGCCGTAGTCGTACCGGAAGCTGTACTTCTTCTGGCATCGCCGGAACATCTTGATGCGGGACTGGTTGTAATTTACCACAGTCATAGCTTCGATAGCACCCACACCAGTAGGACAATCGGCACCCAGACTATCGCCGACATTAGCAGCAGCAACAGCCAGTCTAGTAGTGACCGTCTCAAGCTACGCGGCCCTACGACGAACGAACCGTTCCACCTCTGACTCAGCAACTCTCCATACTCGTCCAACTTTGACCGCCTCTATGTCGCCGTTACGAATCCACTTGGCTACTGTTCTGGGGGCCACGTCGAGGCGCTTAGCAACAGACCTTGTTGACATCCAGTATTCTGCTTTTATCCGCACCATACTCATTATATCACCTAAGAGTAGCCTGTAAAGCCCAGTCCTGCGGCGTCGTCGATACCCTGCCAGTATTGCCCGATCTCCACGTCAGCTATGATGGGCACGCTGAGGTCTAGGCCGAACGTCTTCTTCAGAGGCAGGTCTTCCATCACGTCCTTGATGAGCGGGGCGTAGTAGTCCACCTTATCCTCGCGAATCTCGAAGCCGATCTGATCGTGGTTGGTCATGATCATCGCGGCCTCGTTCGGTTTCAGATACGGGTGGATCTGAGTCATGGCGAACAGCATCAGATCTGTGGCACAACCCTGCACTGGTGAGTTGATGGCCTGACGCTCCGCCTCCATCGACACCGACCGCTCCCTCGACAGCACGTCTGGCAGATGCCGTACTCTACCCAGTGGGCTGACGACGTACTGACGGTCCTGTACGATTCGCCGCACTCGCCGATGCCACTTGACCAGGTCGGGGTACAACTCGAAGTATTTCTCACGGAATATCTCACATTCAGCCATCGAGAACGAAACGCCGTAGTTCTTTGCCGCATAGTTCTGGAACTTCGCCGGGTACATGCCGTACAAGAACCCGAAGTTGACAGGCTTGGCCTTCTTTCGCTGCTCCTTCCCTACCTCACTCTGTGGTATGCCCATGATCGAGGCTGCTGTAACAGCGTGCAGGTCCTCTCCCAATACGTAGGCTCGTTTCATCCGCCGTTCGTCTGCTACGTGGGCTGCGATGCGGAGTTCGATCTGGGAGTAGTCAGCACCGACGAAACGCCAGCCAGGCGGGGCGCCGATCACGGACCTGATGAACGTGTCTCGTGGTACCTGCTGGAGATCGCCGGATAGTCTTCCAGTGACCGTGCCGTAAAGCTTGTAGATGGGATGCATCCTGGAGTTTGCGTCGAGCCGGGTAGCCCACGCTGCTAGGTAAGTGTTCATCCACTTCAACTGGAGAGTACGGTACTCCAACAAAGCTTTGACCACTGGATGGGTCATGTGTTCCAGCACCGCGTCTTCGTTGGTCGATGCGTTGCCAGTCTTGGTGAAGTGGGTAATGGGTAGCCCCAGTCCCCCCTTCTTTCTCGGGGAATACAACCATCTAGCCACCTGTTGGGTCGAGTTGAAGTTGAAGTCCTCTCTCCAGGATTTGGCCATATGAGACTTCATCAGGTCAGTCCGCTTCTCGATGTGGGATTGGAGCTCACCGATGCGGTCGTACAACCTTTCCTGGTCGACGTACATACCTCGCATCTCAACTTGCTGGATGACGTGGGATGCCGGCATCAACAGCTTGGAAAACAGACGGAGCGATCGCGGCTGCGCCTTCAGTTCCTCGATCAACTTCCCCTTGAGCTGGTAGGTGTACCCTACGTCGAGGCCGTTGTACGATGCCAGATCACGAAGGGGAATCTTGAGGATCTTGTCTGGCTTCAGATCGAGGTCCTTGTAGTTATCCGCCCCGAGATATGCCTGGCTCAGGTACCCGAGGTTCTTAGGTCGGTTCTCGTCGATTAGATGGGCCGCGAGCATAATGTCGAAGGTGTGCTCGAGGAAGATCTTACCTCCTGCGAGCTGGACGTTGTCGTGCTTCGCATTCTGCCCGACTAGCTTCAGGTCCTTGCGCTCGAGAGTTCGCTTCAGGTGTGGTAGTACCTGCAGCCACTTCCTGTTGAACGGTGACTGGGGGTGGTGGAGCGGGATGACGTAGGCAGTCTCACCGTCCCACGACAATCCGAGGACCTGGATCGACCAGTCCTTCATCCAAGGGGAGTATCGGTTCTCCACATCATAGGCAATTGTGGTTCCTGACGGTAGCGCATCCAGAGTGGATATGAGAGCTCTAAGTCCTTTTGCTGTAGCCACCAGCTTGCGTCTAACAGGAACGACCTGAAGCTCACCTCGAGTAGCTCGGGCAAAACGTCTGACATCCTCGGAGAAAACCGTGTCTTGCCCGGGGTTGCGAAGAACATACGCAGGATGAATCGTGGCCATTGTGAACGCAGAAGAATAGACGGGGTCTCTAATGCTGAGTTGAACTCCTCGCTTCGTAGGGTTGGTGATTCCTGAAGTTCGTGCCACAGTTTGGAGAGCGCTGTTTCCCAGGAGGAGAAGGTGCGTAGGATCCACTGCCCGGAATTCAGATTCGAGATACTTACGGCAGGACTCCCGTTCTCCTCGTTCAGGTGTACGGTTACTAGGTGGTCTGCACTTGACCACGTTAGTAATATAGCACTCCTCAGGATCGAGTCCGGCATCTCGTAACTTCCGGTCAAGTAACTGTCCGGCTCTACCACTAAAGACCTTTCCACTCTTCTCCTCCTCGCCCCCTGGGGCTTCGCCTACGATCATGATCCTACCCGACACCTTACCACGACCGCCTACGCAGACGCGGCTCGTATACTCATTGAGCTCGCAGTCCTCACAGTCGTGATCCATGAGGTGGTCTAGTTCACTGGTGAATTCCCTAGTCGCCAGGAAGAACCACCCCCCACTTCACACCCGCTACCTCAAGCAAGTCGATGCCTTCTAGGTCCCGGTACTCAGTAGTGAAATATCCCCGCTCGATACCTGCAGCGATTATGAGGCGGGAGCATATCGCGCACGGGGATACGGTCAAGTACATCGTCCCACCCTCCGTGGAGATCCCCTGACGAGCCGCAAACGCAAGGGCGTTCGCCTCCGCGTGCGTCGCGTTTCTACACCCCTCGGCTTCACTTCTTAGGATTACTAGGGGATCCTCTCCAAGATTATGCTTGAAGGTAGTAGCTCCGTTCCAACCATGGTCGTTCTCGTCGCAGTGGGGCAGGCCTGGTGCTGAGCCATTGTATCCCCAGGAGATACACCGACCATCCCTCACAATCACAGCGCCTACCTTAGCGCGGTCGCATGTGCCGAGCTGGGCAATCTGGTGCGCTACGCCCATGAACACCCGCTGCTTGCGAATGTACCGAGCCTGGCTACGAGTCACGGACATGCACCAGATCTCCCTTATGGTAGTGGAACGAATACGCGGTGAAGAACAGCAGGCCTGGCGTAACCTCGTCCCAGGGCGGGTCTATGAACCCGTCGCCCTTCTTGTCGAAGACCACCGCCCTACGCCTACACTCCTCGATCACCCACAGCATGAGCCTCGCTGCCATGTAGAGATCGTCGCGGAAGTGTCGAACGTAGTCGCAGGATCTGATCGGGTACCACATGTTGAGCTGATTGTTCCTCAGCAGGAAGTGGTAGTGCAGGGTGCAGGGAATACGCCCGCCATGCACAGCGCCTGTGTCCTCGGGGAAGAAGATCGGGAACGTTGCTTGCCGCGTAAGCGGCTCACGCAGGAGGAGATTCACCACGTCGTCGAGGTCCCCGTACTCGTAGCGAATACCTTGGTGGGGCACCGTCCGCTCGTGCATGTGCTCAGGATGAACCCCAACAAGAGGCCCTGCAAGTTTCGGCCAGAATCGCTCCATGTAGGTGTGAGTGAACGCACCCTGTCTCTGAGTCTCGTCGACCTGACCGTGCCACCAAGGCCAGTTCTTGTACTGCTCGCCGGGGTTCAGAGGTTCCCTCGACACTCGTTCGAGGAAGTGGTCGTCTGCCCAGGGGAGGTTGGGGCGGATCGCTACTCGAAGGTCTTTGAGGGTCGGCGTGTTGTAGACTGGGACGGTGAAGTTGAGGTTCATCAGCTCCTTCGTCGTCAAGTCTGGGTGACCCTCAGTCGATACGCCCTGCCAGTGTCCGGGATCGACGTCCTCCCCATAGATCGTCAGTTGGTGTTTCGCCCACTCTATTGCTTCGTGGAAGTCGTGGATGAGCATGTGCATTACGGCTCGAGTCGCTTCTGCTCGTCCTCACCTTCCTCGACGACCTCTGCTTCCTTGGCGATGTACTCGTCCTCTGCCTCCCTGAACGGATGCCCCTCGGGGAAGAACCGAGCGCCTTGATCGTAGGGGTGAGTGACTCCACCGACGCCGCCCATGATGTCGTCCACGAAGGTCACCCCCTGAGTCTGCATTCGATGCCGTTCCTCGTCAGAGAACGACTCCCACCGCCGACCTCTGTGGGCAGTACCCGTCTGTGGCGTGTCCTCGATGGGCTGGTACTCCTTGGGCATCGTCTCCCACGAGCTGGCGAGGTCCCTGATGTTGGGGTTGACTGCCTTCATCCTGTCTTCCATGATGGTGACCCCGCGGTTGCAGATGGTCTGGAAGTCGGGATCGTCGAACGCATCCGCAGGCATCTCGATCACGTAGCGGTGCGTGACCTGCAAGTATCTCTTTCCCATCCTTGCCTCCTTTAGGTGGGGTGAGCAGCCTGGGGGAGCGGGGGTTAGAGCTGCCCACCCCGCGCGTGTTGCATTACCCCTATTGTATCACATCCCGATAGGGGCCAGTGTTATGTCGTCGACCCCCACAGAGGGCAGGAAGTCGCCCGCCTGATACTCACGGTACCTTCTCATTACCCGCTTGAGCGGGCCGTACTTGTTGTCCGTGATCCCTGCCTCGGTGAACTCCACTATCTTGTCGTACCACTTGCCCACGAGATTGATGGTGGGAAATTTTGCGCGGAGGTCGGGGTTGTCAAGATCGGCAACGAACTTCGTCTTGAACAGCATCGGCAGCGACTTGAACCCGTGGAACTGAAGGGCATCTACATGCCACCGGAAGGCGAAATCTTCAGGTAGCAGGTCAATCTCCTTTCCGATCTCTCTTGCAAGTACATGAGCGAGTGCCAGATCAAGGCCCCCAATGTAGGCGATGTAGCTAACGCGACTGTGGAGCCCAAGTGTCGGAGTGCCTCTTCGGGCATCGCCTCGGTACGTAAAGCCCAGCATGCAGTTGCCCCACCTGTGCTTCTTAGCCTCACGGTCCACATTGTGGCAGAACATCGTGGTGACGGCACCTTTCGCACCCTCACCTCGTCCCAGCTCAGCCGCCTTAGAAATGAAGCGGGCCGTTTCGGTCGGATCCAGATACTGTCGGACAAGGCGGGTCCACCTTTGTTGGTTTAGCCACAAGTCCCGGCCCATATCAATGTCGAAGTCCATCGACTGGCAGGCCAGGAGATTGTCGTAGGCGATGGTGTCAGCCGACCCGACGATGGACAGGCCGCCGTTCGTGAGTGTCCCCCGCCACATACGCCAGATGCTATCTCGCCAGAGGTCACTGAGAGTGTGGTGGTTCTTGACCACGCTACTTCTCGTAGGACTGCGCCGGGTACGGTGGGAAGGTCTGGCCCATCCACTCGTACGATTCCCACGGCTCCTTGCCATCCGACATATCCGAAGGCTTCAGGCCCGGAATGTTCGGCTCCGTACGCCCACCCTTGCACAGTCCGGCGTCGTCGTACCGCACGCCCTGACCATCGACGTACTCCCCCGTCCGGCTGTCGTAGGTGCAGTTGATGCGGACGTTGAACTTCGCGTTCTGCCCGCGTGAGCCCTTGTTGTAGGACTGTGGGGCGAAGCCCGACGGCTGCGGATGTGGGTCAACTGGAGGATCGACTGGCGGTAAAGGGGACGGTGTCACCGCCTGGTCGTGGTCGTAGGCGAGGATGCCGAGCGTCCGCTCGAGCTTGTCCCACGCCTTCCAGTTCTCGAGGGGCACGTCCTTGATGGTCTCGAGTGGCTCCTTCGGCCACTTACCATCCGGCCCCTTCTTGACGATAGTACCGCCAGGGTCGGAAGTACGCAGGCGGTTGATCGCCGCCGTGATACCGTCCTGATATCCAATGCTCTGTGCCATATCAGCCTATCCTCCCATCTTCTGGGTTCTTGATCCAGTCCCTCACCATCACCTCGTCCCACGCCCGCATGATGCAGGCCTCGAGGCTTAGTCCGTTGCTGTTGCAGTAGCTCATGAGATAGATGAAAATGTCCCCGACCGCATCGATCTGGGCCGCCTTCACTTCCGCTCTACTTCTCATATTTCGGATCCCACGAAATCCTTTCAGGTGTGCGTGAGCCAGCTCACCCAACTCCTCCGTTAGGCCCGCGAGGGCCTCCCAAGGTTCAGCATTGGGGAAGTTGTGCTCAAGCCACTTTCTGTGGCGGACCTGCATCTCCTGGACGTTCATACCTGGGCCCACTCGGTGAGGTACTTCTTGACTTGCTCGACGATGGCCTCCGGCTCGTCCGTGGTGTAGTTCCACTCGAGAACCGGCGGAACCTCCAAGGCATTGACCCACATGGCGCAGAAACTGTCGTAAGCCCAGTGGATCTTCTCGAGCGCGTGGTCGTCGACTCCAAGGAGTCTGTCCCGCTGGCCGATGTTGGAAATGGCCACGTCCCACGGCACCCTGCAGAAAATGAACTGCGGCTCGAATATGGCCAGGCGCTGGATGCCCTGCACCATCTTGGGGGCTGGGACGATGAGGTCTCGGCCGGGTGTGGCCAGCTGGTAGATGATTTCCGAGACGTAGAAGCACCGATCGTAGATACGGTTCGGCATGTCCTCAGCGATTTCCAAGTCCCACCAGTCCGCGATGTCCGGCCCGTCAGGGCCATGGGTGCTGCTAAGCTTGGGGTACCGGCGGTAGTCGAGGTTCAGTGCCTCTTCCAGGTGACGGCACAACCTCGTTTTGCCCGATCCGTCGGGTCCCTCGACCACGATCATGATAGCGGCTCCTCGGGGTAGAGGGGTACACGATCTGTGGCCTTCTCGTCCCGCTCAACGAAGGCCGCCCGCTTGAACCACACACAGTCCTCGCCGGCTTCGTCGGGGCCCACAGCGAAGGGTTCGTAGCCCGACTGTAGCGCATGGACGATAGCATCTTCGTCCCCAACACGCTCCGAGATTAGTGCAAATTCTAATGCCACTCTCCCGCCTCCCTTGTAGTTTATTGACCTATTATATCACAAACCAAGTAGATACCTACGGGGATTCCGCATCATGGTTTGATGCCAGTCCTCTTTGTTTCTAAGACCCCCCATCGCCGAGACGTCAACCGTACCTGTGGCAATGAAATGAGTATAGCGAACAGGCCTCTTCTGATTGGGACCTCGAACTCGATTGAGCGACTGCCAGTACTCCACCCAGCCATCCGGGGTCGAGTAGTATCCAACCTCAGCACCAGCCGAGAGCTCAATCGCTTGGCTTCCAGTCTGTATCTGAAAGACAAGAGCCATGGGGGTTGATCCTTGCCGGGCTTGGAACGCCTGTATCGCTCGGCGACGATCCACGCCTCGAGTGGCTCCCTCGATAACCCGTACTCGATACCCACCGCGTTCAGCAGCCTCCCCGACTGCGTGGACTTCAGGTAGGAAACGGCAGTACAGAATGACCGGCTCTCCCTGCTCAACGAGTAGACGACACCATTCCTCGACCGCTCTAACTTTTGCTCCATGTACTCGAGTCCCGTTGGTGAGAAACCCTCCGGCGATTTGGAGTAGACGAAGCCTGCGAACTCCCGCGTTCTTGGCAAGAATTTCCTCCCCCTGAAAGTTGGCCAACATATCGTCAGCAAATTTTCGGTACAGTTTCATAGCCCCGTCAGGTAGCGTGACACGGATCGTTTGCCACTCCTGATGGCCAGCCAGGCCTGCCTGTTCGGCAGATACAGCTATGCTGTGACGCCTCACCCTCTTCAATAACTTCTCCTCATTCTTGTATGCTACGATCTGGTACCGGCGTGGTCCGTGCCCGTAGATGCAGTACTCGTCGTCGAAGTCGCCGGCGTTCGTGCCGAAGATGGAACTGTCCATGATCCTGAACTGGGCGAACAGGTCACGCCAGCCCTTCGGATTGGGGGTACCACTCAGTAGCACGACGTACGGCTGGCCATTTCCGTTCTTCCCTCGAAGACGCCTTACCATGCGCCATGCGTCCTGGGCACCACGCCCGCCAGGGCGCTTGTACTGATGGCTCTCGTCCAAGAAGATGATGTGTGGGTTCCATATCTCGAGGTCGTCTTGCTTCAGGCGCACTAGTTCTTTGCCCCTACGAGTGGCTCGGAACGTTTCTTCGCGACCGGCCAGAAACCATTGAAACGTCTCACCATCGCCCTCGTACTCCTCAAAGTTCTCCACCGAGTAGTCCAAGGTGCAGTGCCGTTCGAGTTCGTCGTACCACACATCCAGCGCGATCTTCGGCGCTATGACAAGGACCCGGTAGGGCTCGTCGTCGTCGGCCTTCAACGCCCAGATGTTGGCTATGTCGATAGCCGTCTTCGTCTTGCCCAGGCGAGGCTCCATGAACACACCGTAGTTGCGGTGGCGAACAGCCCGAATGACAGCACGACTCTGATGGGGGAACGGTTTCGTCTTGGGGCGGTACCTCACGTCGTCTTCAACAGGGCCGCTACCTCAGCACGAAACTCGGGGTCCGTCTTGACCCGCTCGATGAACTGCTGACGCAGCCGTACCCGCTCCTTCTCTGGCAGTGACCACCACCAGGTAGCCAGCCGCTTGCGGCGCTCGAAGCCGACGACTTGTCGTTGCTTAGCCTTCATTCTGCCTCCACGTTTTGCAGGATCCACCTCGCGAGTGCGCGTGCCTGCTTAGGTGTCGTGTGCAGCACCAACATCTTCTCACGAGCTAGTTGATTGTCCATGATGCGGTCGAAGAACACGCCTCGATCCGTCTGCGTCACTTGTAGGCTGAACGGCGATTGGCGGTACTTGCCGCGAATACGGGCTCTCATTGCGTGCTCTCGATCCTCTCCTTACGCGCAGGCATGAGAATCGCGTTCACAGCCTCGATCAACTCCTCGAACAGCGGGTTGCTGTTGTTGCTCTTGGCAACGATCAGGCCCTGCAGGAAGTGCTCCCCCTCCTCCTCGCTGTCGATGGTGATCTTGATAGTTGCCGGCTTGAACGGCATTAGCGCCTCCTTCGTTTCTTGACCTTGCTCATTGGCTTCACTCGCCTAACGCCCGGCTTGATGCGTCGCTGTACCAACCAGAAGTTGCTCTTGAGGTAATGATGGTCCCGATTCGTGAGACCGCACACTCGACAGTGCAGCAGCGGTATCTCTCGGATCGACTCCTTCCACGTGATCGGATCGCGGATCATGCGATGGAAAGATTGGGGAGGATACACTCGGTAGAACTTACGTGCCTTCATGCAGCACGGACACCACTTCCACGGCCGAGGTAACTTGCCGACCAGGGCATAGGGAATGTCTATGCCGATGCGACATACCACAGTGGCGGACGGGTCAACGTACTGCGCCCGCTCAGCTGTGAACAGTACTGCAGCATGGAGCGCGTTGAAGTACTTCTTCAGTCGCTTGCCGGTCTTGGGAGACTTCCATGTGACGTACCAGGGGTACTTGTTGACGAGCTGCGCATGGATAAGTCTCCTTCGAAGTACGTACCGTACTCCGTAAGGCACCTTCCATTCGTGCTCGCCGTTACGATAGACACCATCCCGCCCGATGCGGGAGTCGATGATGCCGGAACCCTTGCTGTGGCGGTTCTGTAGCCAGGCATACACTCGCGGATCGCCGTTATAGAGACCCCCAAGTAGATTACCTTTCTCGCCTCCTCCGTAGAGGTCCTCGACGTTGGCTAGGCGTCGGGTTGGGCGGACCTTCTTCTTGGTTGCCATGCGCCTCCCTAGCCATCAAACGCCTCAGCAAATGCCTGGATCTCCTCTATCTGTTGCTCCAACCACTCTACGATACCCTGCTCACGTTCGAGGAAGTTCTTCTGCACCTGCTCCGGCCAATGACTGACCACAGTGTTGAAGAGCCCGAGGTTGACGCACATCTCCATGGACTTGCTGCACACGTCCTGGAACAGCTCTGAGGGGTACTCCTGGTCGATTTCTGCTCCCATTACTCATTGCCCACCTCCCTTCTGCCAACGGCCTTATTAGACTTTCGGAGTCTTTGAATGACTCGCGTACATTGTATCACATCCACGACTCGCGTGCAATCTCTACCGTCGGCTGGCATCGGGAACTCCACCGTGTGATATAATGAACTGTACGGAAAACGAGAAAGGAGGCTCAAGGGTGGAGATTGTCGACTGCGAAGACTTCCTGGAGGTGATCTACGGTGAAGGGGAGGGATGGATCGACATACCCGCCAAGGTCGGCCGTTACTGGGTTCCTTTTCATGCCGAATGGCCAGCCGACGGGGGAGTTAGCCGCCGCATTGACTCCTCGCTTCGGGATCACGAGGATCTTTATTACTCTGTGGCTAAGTTCGCTAAACGAGGCCGACGCATCGAAGACGTACTTCCTTCCCACTGGCTCTGGGCGGATCTGGACGAGGTTCATCCCACGGACGCCGCGAAGCTTGGTTTTCTGCCCACCATTGCCGTCGAATCCAGTCCAGGTAGATATCAAGCTCTATGGCGGCTGGACCGCACGCTTCGTCCGTCCCAGCTGGAAAAGCTCAATCGCGCCCTCTCATACGCGCTTGATGCTGACAAGGGCGGCTGGGACCTTACACAGGTCCTAAGAATCCCAGGCACCCGCAACTTCAAGTACCCGGAAGCGCCGTTTGTTAGGCTGATGTGGTACAAGGAGGACCTGGTCTACAATGCGGCACGGATGTGGGATCGCTTGAAGGCAGCGCTACCGGAGGGCGAGTTGAAGGCAGCTGTCTCTGTGGTCATTCCCCGCCGGGGTATATCAGCCCGCGCTAAGGCCCTGCTGCGTACACCGACCGAGAACGTAGTTGATGGTGAGCGGAGCGCACGCCTGTGGGAGCTCGAGTGTCTGCTGGCCGAGTCGGGTCTGGGGGCCGATGAGATCTTCGACCTCGTCTGGCCGTGCGCGTGGAATAAGCACAGGGCTGTTCGGACCGGTCGCATTAGTTTGGACCGTGAGATACGTAAGGCTATCAAGCATGTCTCGCGGCAGCGGGTGCTGCGTGAAACTGAGCCAGCCCAGGCGCCTGCGCGTCCTGAGCCGGTGGAGGAGGACGTTGATACCTCGGACTTGGAAGGAGAAGAGTTTCATCTGCCGATTGTGGGCTATTCTTCCTTTATGTCCATGAGGATGGGTGAGCCCAAATGGTTAGTGCGCGATGTGTGGACCGAGAACAGCCATGGGATCATTGGGGGCGAGCCGAAGACGGCGAAGACCACCCTTGCTCTCGCCCTTGGCCTTTCGGTTGCTTCCGGGATGCCGTTCTTGGGGAAGTACGATGTGTCGGGGCCGGGACCTGTATTGTTCGTCCAGGAGGAAAACGCTCCAGCGATGATGCAGGACAGGCTGCGTAAGTTGGCTTGGTTCTATGGGCTGATTTCGGATCGGGAGGCGGAAGTTCGAGAGGCTCGTCGGGGAGATCTAGCCCGTCAGGGCTCAGTCGTAGTAAATTTGGACTTTCCCGCCGACGTCCCCCTCCGGTTTCTGAACAACTTTGGGTTCGACCTTACGGACGAGGAACATCGCCTTGCTCTTTGGGAAGTATGTGCCGAACACCGACCCAGAATGGTGATACTCGACCCAATGTACCTCATCCTCGGCGATGTAGACAGTGACAAGGTAGTTCACGTTCGACCGTACCTCCGTTGGTTGCTGCAGTTGCGGTACGAGTTCAACTGCGCTGTTGTCCTAGTCCACCACATGAGGAAGGCGCCCCGTGAGCGCGGGGCACGGACTGTTAGAGCGGGGCAGAACCTCATGGGCAGCGCGATCTTGCATGGTTGGGTGGATTCGGCCCTATACATGAGAGACGCTGCGAAGGACCGCGAGGGATGGAAGGATATCGTCGTCGAGCGCGAGTTCAGGTCGATGGCCCCACAGAGTGCGTTGGAGATCGGCATTCGGTTCGGTGAGCCGGGTGCCCTAAAGATGGAAGCGGAGGTGACGCCGCACGATTTCATCGGAATGGTAGTGAAGAGGCTCGAAGCTGAGGGTAAGATCGCATTGAGACCCTTCGCAGAGGAATTGGGAATGGATCATCGGCAACTGTTGAGTCGGGTGACTGGGGATGAGTTGGGAAGGGTTGAAGTGATTCCTGGGGGTGGCAGAGGGAACCCGACACAGCTAGTACTAAGTAGAAACGGGAACTGAGTAGTGACTACTATCGAAACCGAACATGCCAAATCAGTTTTACAGAAACCGCTGTTAGACACCTAGTATATCACAACCATATACTATACATACCCAAAGGGTATAGTATATGGGTTGTGTATTGGGTGTCGGGATGAGTGTGGTTCAGTAACAGGGAGGAGAACATGAAGGTGGAGCCTGTCGATACGCACCGCATCAGCATCTCGTATTCGGGTGACGACGAGGGTGCTGTTGACTTCGCCAGGGAACTGTACAATGAGTTCGGTGTTGAGGCTGCTGTAGAAAGGAGAACATGGCGGGGAGATTGGGAATGGTTCCTAACGTCCGGCAAGGTAGAAGACTCAATCGAGGAGACGGCAGCGTGAGCGAGGCCTTCATGAAGGATCCCATGCTGGCGTTCAGGCGGTACCTCAAGTACGAGCGTCGCCCGACCTCGTTCAAGAAGGGCTTCGAGGCCGGTGTCCTAGCGATGGCGATGGAATTACTGACTGTGGTCAAGACTGTGAACGCTCTACCGTATGAAGACACCTTGGCCCAACAGGAAGTTGTTGCCACCGTCTACACTCTTCTAGTGGGCCTTGACTTGTTGGAGCCGTCACAGGAGTGGTATGAGAAGGTGAACGAGGCGAGGAAGGTCAAGTTCGTCGAGCACGGCGCTTCGCTGCGAGGTAGCGCTTCCGCTGAGCAACTCTCTTTGCTGCCTGACCTCGCTCCCGCTTCATCGCCCGCTTATCCGACTCCAGACGATCCAGCTGCCCTAGATACTCCCGAAGCGAGGCATTACGATCAAAGTCCGGCCCTTCCATCCGCCGAGCAGCTGGAACAGCGGATCGCAGCAGTGCGTGCCAAGCGGACCGAGAGATTGCTATCTCGACGGCGTGGTGCACCCCCGGCTGATTCGAGCGGATAACCACGTAGCCGTCGTAGTGGTCGACTGTGATTTTGCCCTTGCCATTCGGGACTCGGAATCGCCAGGGTCGGTTGTGTACGCGGATGTACTTACCATACGGGCCTAGGCCTGTCACAGGGGGTCGCCCATCTCCGCGTTGCTCATCGGCTCCACCACTGTGGCGTAGGTGTCATGGGCGGCGAGATTGTGCCGCTTAGTAAGGTTCGCCTTCTTAGCGACTCGCGCAACGTCTGAGCGGATCTCTTCGAAGGCTGACTCAACGTCTTCAGGTTTCTCTGCGGCGATTCGGACACGCACTCGAATGTCACGCCAACTCACGATCATCACGGTCTCCTCCTAATTGTAACCGTAGCCATGCTTCTTGTTGTGAATCCTTCTTACGGCAGCGACTACCTCACTCAGCTTTTGGGATATCTCAGCCGCCTGCTTGATGGTCATCTCTCCCTTCTCCTGGTATACCCACAGCTCAGCACCTAACTCATCTGCTCGATTGCACCAGGTCTGCATACCGTAGCCGGTTTTCATACGCTGTCCGTACCTTCGTCTTGGCATAGCCCACCCTTCGTCTAAAAAGAAAGGGGAGAGGGCGCCCCAACAACACCCTCTCCCCATGTGCCCAGCCGGTGCGCTACTTCTTCGAGCGCTTCTTCTTCTTCGGCTTGGGCGCGGGCTCCTCCTCGTCCTCGTCTTCGTCGTCCTCGTCTTCCTCGGACGCCTTCGCCTTGGACTTGGACTTGCCCTTCTTGGAGCCGACACGCTCCTTCAGCTCTTCGAGCCTCTGGGTGCGTGACTCGGCCAGTGCCTCCTGCGCCTCCTCCACGTCGTCGAAGCCAAGCGCCTCGAGAGCATCGTCGAGCGAGTCCCACTCGTACCGATTGTTCTCGTTCTTCTTGACCTTCTTCTGGCGGAGCATGACACGGAGCTCACGCCCGGTGGTACCGAGCGCATCGGCGAGGTCGGAAGTCCCGATACCGCTGGACTCCTTCGCCTTCGCCTTCGACTTGGACTTCGACTTGGACTTGGACTTGCGTCGGGGAGCCTCGTCCTCGTCCTCCTCCTCTTCGTCGTCGTCCTCGTCTTCGGCGTCGTCGGCGAGGTCCTCCAGATCGTCGAGCTCGTCCAGCTCGTCGACCTCATCCTCATCGACCTCAACCTCGACGGCCTTCTTACGGGCCCTTGCCATACTGCCTCCTTACCGCCTTGGGGGGGTGGGCGCTAAACGCCGGCGGCAGTGCGTGTAGCGATACTTAGATTCTATCATCCCGAGGTGCCCTTGTCAACCTCCAGGCGGGCTGCGATCCTCTGCTCGATGCGGACGACCTGAGCTCCGACCTCGTCGAGTTGTTGGGTTGCCACATGCTTCTCGTGGGATCCGTCGGGTGCGGCATCGTACCTAGCCACCCATCGGGCACGGATCCTCAGGAGTCGGTCGTACCTCGCTTGGAGCTCGTCGAGACTCATCGCCATTACTGCATCCCGTGTTCTAGAGCTACCTTCATGGCGAATAGCAACTCCTCTCGAGTCATCTCTGCTGCTCGGGACATGTGCCCGTTGCTGTAGGTGTACTTCACGGCGATTACCTCGGCTCCTGTACCGTTTGAGGCCTCGCCGATCACGACGTACCTGTCTGAGCCGTCGGGGAACTGTTCCGTTACGCGGTACTGCATTACCTCACCTCCCCCTCAACCAGATCATCTGCTCGTTGTACCCTCCACTGTGGGCGATTGCCCTGCGCCGGACCTTCTTGACCTTGGGCTTGCGACGCTTGTAGCCGTCGGGCATGACGACTTTCTTGCCGTTGACCATCATGCCCTTGCCTCCTCTAGGACCTTCTTGTCCTCGTCGCTGATAGCGTTGGGGCCGTACTTGTTCTCGAGGTAGGCTGCCTTGTAGATCCTCTGCGCCTCCTCTGAGACGTTGTACGGTTGACCTCTGCCAACACGCCTGACACCTGCCTTGTGTTGGCGGATCGCTTCCTCGACCGTCATACTCCTGCCTCCTCCATGTCGCGCTTGAACTGGTGCAGGATGCCGATGCCCTGAATGAGGGTTGCTGCCTGGTCGAACGCCTGGGCCGCCGACAGCGTGTGGTGTGATCGAGACAGATTGCTGCCGAGTGCCTCATCGACTATCTCGTCCGCGACTGTGCGGATTGTGTGGATTGCGGCGTTGATCTCATTGCTCTCCATGATTACTTCACCTCCAATCGAATCCCGAGCCTTGCGGCGAGTTCAGTGACGGTTTCTAGGTCGATGGTAAGCGTGATTATGGTGTTGGGGTCTTCTACCTTCGGGGACTCGACCTCCTCCTCGACGACCTTCGACACCCTGTGGTAGTGAGGCAACGAATGCTCGAGCAGGAACAGGATGTGCTCGGCAGGCTTCTTGATCTTGCCCGAGGCAAACGATCCGAGTCCGACTTGGGCTGCTTCGACGCTGGCGTAGGTCTTGAGACCGTTCGCTTCGCCGTATTGCTGAACGAAGCGGGCGAGTTGCATCTTCTCGCCTCGAACGCCAGTGTCCCACAGATGCCTGAGACTTGCCCGAATCGACTCGGGATCTCTTGGGGGCTTGACTGTTGGGGGTGCCTTCGTTTCGGCACGGGGCGTGATGCCTTGCCTGCGCAGATCACGAAGAGCGTTGTCCATCCAGCGGTGATCGCTTGGCGTCTTGGGTAACGTAGCGACCATTCGCCCGTCCTTCATGACGCGGAGATGCGTCTTGCCTTCGGTCACCTCCACGCCCGGGACGTTGTTGACCCTGGCGATGAACTTCCGGACTTCCTTGTTCATCAGGCCTGGGTGATGAGGAATGACCAGCGATCCGCGGGCGGTTCAGTGATGCCCTCGAAGTTCTGCCTGTGTTCGTCGCGGATCTTGTCGATGAGCTCGTTGGCCTCGTCGTCGTTGTTGGCGACTCCGAGGATTTCGATGCCCTCGAACGGCTGGACGTCACCGTCCGTGTCGTCGATCAGCTCGGGGCGGTGTACGAGAACGACTTTCATGTTGGGGTTCCCC